AATACCTGAAGTAGTATCTCCTGCAGTATATGTTGCGATGTTAGCTGTTGAACCAACCTGTGCTATTCCAGCGTTTGCGTCATCTACTTTGACCTCAAACACCACATCTGGATCTGTGATTACGTTAGCAACGATATCACTTGCTACGATGCCGCCCGGATAGTGATTTGAAAAAGTTGGTTTAGACGTTGTTGGGTCTGTATAAAAGCAACCGTTAAAAATACCAATAAGTTCAGCACCAGCAGAAGATCCACGAGAAATCGATCCATTTGCATTTAATACAACTGGATCACCTTGAAATATTGAATTTGTCTCGTTACTTGCAATTGTCAGCTCTTGTTGGCCTTGACCATTATAAGCTGCACCAAGCATTTGAACGGGACGAAATCCAAAGTTTCCTTGTTGATTTGCCATAGTTCATCTCCTTTGTTGTTAAGTATCTTAAGATGGTTTCTTATTGCCACCACCGAAAGATACACGACTTTGCCTATCTTGATTCATAGGCATGCTAGGATGTTGTTCTCTTAGTGGATCTGATTCCCAAGCTTCAGTTTGTTGATCAATCTTCTGCTTGTAATGAGAATTACGCTCATCAACAGTTTCCACTGGCATTCTTGCCAATAGCAAGTCACCAACACTGATGACACCCTCATAAGCTTTGATGCTACCGTTATATGCAGAGTATTGGCTGGATGTATGAGCATCTGCTCTTACTAGCTCCCAACCTTCTCTGAGTCTGGCGTTGATGTTTTTAGTATCATCCATGCCATTGACCCTGTGTCGTAACCATCTTTGCTTATATCCATCAGGACATGGTGGTGCGTCTAACTGAGACGGTGGCTTCCAAGGTTTTCTTCTTTCCTCTTTGGCCCTTGTTTGTGCACTTCTTGGTGTTTTTATATCTGTCATGTGTACCTCCTATACGTACTTAGCATACTCACTTAGAGGAACTCCAAGTTTGTTTGCTATTTTTACC